AGATGCTACAACAATTCTTACTGGTACACAGATTATGATGGCCGTGGCTTTGATGTCCCTGGGGCAGGAAAGACACACCGGTTATTAACTGTTGACGAATGTGAGGAACTGTGCTATGGTTGTCCTTTGCTCAAATTATGTTATGACTTTGCTGTTGCAAACGATGAGAAGCATGGTATTTGGGGTGGGGTCAACTTTAGTGTAAACGATAATGATTTATTTAGTTATGAGGAGGAAAATATATGATAGCAGATTCAAGAATTAAGGAAATGACTCTCGGTTTATTTAAGCAGGAGAGTGAAAGAGATCAGCAGAAGAAAGTTGGGGCTTCAGATTTTTCTGACCCCTGTGAATACCATTTAGCTAAAAAGCTTGTGGGTCAGGGTTCAGGTGAGTTCAAGTATTTTCTTGGAGCTAAGATTGGTACAGCAACACATGAGTTTTTGGAGGCTCGTATTCCTAGGGTTGACCTTGCAGAGTTTCCGGAGTTTGGTTCAGCTGTTGTTGAGCAGAGCATTGTTATTGGTGAACTGCAAGGCTATGGTCTAATCAAGTCTAAGCCAGACCTTGTGCTTGTTGATGGCAAGCATCTGATTGACTGGAAGACTAGCAAGCGTGATAAGTCTAAGCAGTTGCAGGCTGTCATTGATGGTATCGCTAAAGACACTAAGGTTGCGGCTGAAGCAAAGTATTCTCTCAAGAAGTATTATGCTCAGTCACAGATTTATGCTTACGGCTTGAACAAAGCTGGCACAGAGATTGACGCTTGTTCATTAGTGTTCATTAATCGTGACGGAACTTATGACCCAGACATCTGGACTTACACATTCGCTTATGATGAAGAGTTTGCACAGTCTATGTGGGACAGGTTAGAACGTATCTGGCTTGAGGTTTCTGGCGACAGAGATCTTGAAGACTTCCCTAGAGACCCAGAGTGTTTCAACTGTAAAGTGTTGGACGCAGAATGATCCCACCGGAGTTCGCTAAAAGATTCTTTATGTTTGTAATTGTTCCAAGAGCTTTATGGAAAATTTTCTTGGGCTCAGTGTTCTTAACTCTTGTCAAAGAGATTGAGGACTCTACTCATCGTTCGGCTATTGCTGTACTTGGCACTGGGGTTATCCTTGGTGCCATCTATGGCTTGTATCGATCGATCAAAGTCTTATTCGCCGATGGCGAACAAGTAAAATAATCGTACACAAAGTACGATTGAATATGGTATACTCTATATACGACACTAAGGAGGTCCAATGAGTAATTTCCCAGCACTGCCTTTCGAGGCTCACATTAAAAAAGCACAAGCACTAAACACGCCTAAAACGATCCTAGTTTATGGTGACCCTAAGCGTGGTAAGTCTTGGTTTGCGGCATCAGCCGCTGAGATTGCGGAGCTGTCACCAGTTCTAGTAATCGATACCGAGGGTGGCTCTTCAGCTATCGCTAGAGACTGGAAAGATGTTGATGTTGTTGAAGCTGATACACACGAAAAGTTTCAGGCAATCATCACCACTCTAACTTCACAGCCACACAAGTACAAGACAGTTGTTGTCGACACACTTGGTGTCTGCATGGATAGAGCAGAAAAGTTCTTTGGCGAAAAGCCTGAAAACAAAAACAACAAGTTTGGTCGTTGGGGTGATCTTAAGAACTGGACGAATGATTTTATTCGTGCATTCCATGGAGCACCGTTCCTATCAATCATTGTTACTCACGCACAGGATGAGAAAGACGAGAACACTGGCGCAGTTAAAACTATTCCAATGCTCCCTGGCTCATCTAAGGGTACGCTACCAGCTATCCCTGACATCATTGGTTATCTAACCAGTGAAAAAACCGAGGACGGCATGCAACGTGTGCTATACTTGCAGTCCTCAGATCGACTCGTTACTGGTAATCGTTTCGGTCTTGCACCAAAAATGTATGCACCAAGCATCAAAAAAATCATCGATGAAATCAAAACTATAGGAGGTAACAAATAATGACAATCATTAACATTTCAAGCGGAGACTTGACAGAGCAAAACACAGGGTCTTACGAGGCTCTACCTAAGGGTACATATTCAACCACTATCTTTTCTGCGGAACTAACCGAAGTTAAGAGTGGGGAAAACGCAGGTAAGCCACAGCTGAAAGTTCAGCTAAAGGTTGCTGACGGTGAGGAGTATGCTAACCGTCGTCTGTTTACTTACATTCCACTGTACACAGGTAAGGCTTTCTGGAAAACTCAGGCGTTCTTCACTGCTTTGGGTTACGACATGAAAGCTGGTAACTTCCAGGTTCCGGAGATCCAAGAACTTTTGGGTAAAGCAATCGGAGCTAAAGTTACTGTAGTCCCAAACTCAATGTCGGGTGAGGACGAAAACAATGTTGGCGGTTTCACTTCGGCAACAAGCGGTAACGTTGATGCAGTTCTAAGGTCAATGGGCGCAACACCAACATCTACTGGCGGTATTTGGTAGTAATGGGCAACCCTGAGCATGGTTTAAAACTGCTCACAAGCCCCTACTGGCGGAGTATCAGGTTTAACTCCTTTGTCTGATACAGTTCGAGTTCGATTCTCGACCGGGGCACCAATAAGGAGAATAAATGGAGGTAGCAAATGGATATTAAAAGTTTTCTTGAACTAGTGCTAGGCACAGGCTCAGGATATGCAACTGTTGTAACTAAAGATAATGCAGGCCAACCAACTGTGCAAAAGTTTTTTAGCTACCCAGATGAGATGGAAGAGATGTGTGAGTACGCGTCTAACCGTTCTGGTAACGATGTATATTTTTCCCCTATTCTTTTTCATGAGCAACGTCGTATCCGTGAGAACGCTAAGACTGTCTCAGCTGTTTATGCTGATGCAGATACTTGTGACCCTAAGAACTTTAGGCTTGCACCGACTGTTAGTGTTAAAACTTCTGAGGGTCGCTGGCATGCGTATTGGGTGCTAGATAAGGAGGCCGACCCTCAGCGTGTAGCCCTGCTTGCTAAGCGTATCGCTTACGCACACAAGGATCAGGGCTGTGATCTTTCCGGCTGGAACCCTACAAAGCTTTTGCGCATCCCACAAACCCGTAACACTAAGTATGGTGACAGTCAGATGGTTGAGGCTACCACTAATGGTTTAGTTTATAAGATTGAAGAAATTGAATCTGTTTACAAGGATGTTGAAGTTGATAAGGTTTTAGATTTATCTACTGCACCTAAACCCGAGATTACTCCTGAAGTTTATGGTGTGCTCATGAAGATTAAGAGCAACCCTGAGATTCTTTCTTTGTTCAGCGATATCCCTGGACCTAACGCAGACTATAGCAAGATGCTTTGGAAACTTGAACTGGAGTTGTTCCGTCAAGGTTTGAATGCTGATGAAGTTTTTGCTGTTGCTAAAGCTTCTAGATGTAACAAGTATATTAGACCTGATCGTCCACGCAGGGCTGACCCTGACGGTGATTTGTGGCGTGAAGTTCTTAGGGCACAGCAAACATTTCAAGTTAATCCTACTGTAAGTATTGTTGTTAACGAAGTTGAAGATGAGCCACAGGTTCAGGATGTTGTTGTGTCTTTGCTGACTGATGATGAGCGCAAGGTCGTTGAGAGTTACCCAACTTTTATTGACAAGTATGTTGACTGGGCTAAAAAGAAAACTGATGGTGCTGTAGAGTATCAGATAGCCAGTGCGTTTACGCTACTGTCTTCTTGTTTTTCTGACATCGGATATGCTACGCCTAAGTATGGCAAGCTTGGTTTGAATGTTTGGTTTATGCTATTGGGTGAGACAACTCTTTCACGTAAGTCTACTAGCCGCCAGCTGATGTTGCGTATGCTGAGATCTTTTGAAAGATATGCTGGCTACCAGATTGACATTGGTTCTAACGTAACTGCTGAAGCCCTTGTAAAGCACTTGTCTGGTAGAGATAAGTTAACTTCTTTGTTCCACCGAGATGAAGTCCAGGGTATGTTCAAGGAGTTTGTGACTAAGACTTATATGGCTGCTGCTGCAGATCAGTTTACAGAGCTTTATGATGGGCATGTGCCGGTTATTATTCGTGCTACTGGCGCAACATCATCTGTTAAAGCAGTGCAGTCTGAGCGAGCTGAAACAAACTTTATCATGTACTTGATGGGTATCACTAGTAAGGTTGCAGAGATTTTGACTGTAGATTATTTCCGCAGTGGTTTCCTTGCTCGTTTCGTTTATGTGATTGCCGACACGCCAGAGAGAACTTATGAGAGTGAGGCTATCGAGCAGTCTAACGAGCAAGAAGTTGTTAAGCAAGACGACGAGATGGAAGCTATCGTGCGCTCACTATATGACAGCACTCTGTATTGGCAGAAGAAAGGCGCACCGTTTCCTAGGCCTGTAAGAATGACTGATGAAGCTTTAGCTAGATTTAACACTTTCAAGTGGGACATGGGTAACTACAGCAAAGGTCACCACAACGAAGAATCTATTGAGCCAGCACGTCAGCGTCTAGCACTATCTATCTGGAAGTGTGCAGTGCTACTAGCTATGTATGACAAGTCTGATGAAGTAGAAACAAAGCATGTACTTATTGCTGTGCACTATGCGGAGCAGTGGTTCCGTAATCTTGTGCGCATGGCTGGTGCTATCTCAGCATCTGAATGGCAGAGAGAAGTTGACCAGCTGGAGCTGTTGCTTTCATCTAAAGGTGGGCGCATGAAGTATGAAGATGCATACAAGAAGTTTGGTAACAAGCGTAAGCGTGAATTTGATGAGATGATTGATGCATTAAAGTCTCAGGCAAGAATCGTAGTTAAGGTAGAAAATATGAGAACCTATTTGGAGGTAACTAAATGACAATTAATGCAACACATCAATTGCAGGCAATTAACCTAGCAATTTTTATTAGAGATAACGCGCAAGGGATGGAGAAAGAACTGCTAGTTTGGAGGATACAAGATCTTGCGGAATACAATGTCTTTTCTAATCGACAAATGCAAGCTATTTGCAGGGGTAGACTGAGCTACACCACCATCAGTGGCTACACTCAAAAGTCTTCTAAGTCTGGCGGTAACTTAAACCCAGACTCTTTAGAAGACATTAGGGAAATACTTTACGGTAAACACAATGATCAGATAAAGTATCAGATTATTGAGAGAGTTTTGATTGAGGGTACA